CCTTCTTTGCACCAAGGACCTGTTGGAAACTTAGTGGTGTCTTTGTACGCATCTGGCCCTACACGCATGACAAACAACACCGTAGTGGCGTGTTCTTCTTGGCGCAGAGTCGTTGCATCTCGAACTAAGTCGAGTGAGGTCCCCGCTAACTTCTCGTCCACGGGAGGGACGATGCACAGGATTTTGTAGCCTGTCGGGATTGGTAATGCAGAGGCTTTTGTTTCCTCTGAGTCGGGTGCATCCAGTTGTTGGATGGCAGGCGGCAATTGAATGCCGGGGGGCAAGAGTATTTCACTCATCGATTTCATCTACTTTCTTTGCAAGGTCGAGTAAGTAACCCTCTGCGATGGCTAGACCATGAATCACCCCACAGAGTTTTTGATATTGGTCGAACGTCTGGCAGGTGCCTGCGGCTAGGTCATCTGCGTAGTTGTTCATATCAGTGCGTATTTTTTCGCGCAATACGCGTGCGAATTCGTCGATCATTTGTTAGGTTTTCCCTCTGGTTTGTTGCGTGCTAACTCAGCACGGATGGCAGCTTGCTCACGCTGGTGTTCTAGGTTCTGACGATGCACCTCTTGTTTATGCGTCAGGGTTTGATTGTGTTGTTGCGCTGCCATCACAGTCTTGGACTGCATAGCCGCGAGTTCTTGTTGTGCCCGCGCAGCGGCAACCTGTGGGTCTTCTGTGCCTGCTCTACGTTCTTCTAAACGCAGTCGGTCTGCTTTTTCAGTTGCGTCAACTTGTAGTTTCTTTTCCTCAAGTTTGAGTTTGTCTGCTTGCGCCGCCGCTTCAACTTGCAACTTCTGCTGTTTAAGCTGCAACTCGCCTTGCTTGATCTGCAACTCTTGCTGTTGCATCTGGATAACAGGGTCTTGCGCTTGTTGCTGGGCTTGCTGTTGTGCAGCTTGACCTTGGCTTTGTTGGAGCACTTGTTGTGCGGCTTGAGCCATCATTGTCGACAACGCCAACTCCATTTCTGGTGGCAACTTCTCGTCTTCTGGAGGCAGAGGCATACCCAACTGTTGCTCGATCTTGGCACGATATGCATAGCCAACGTGTTCGGAAATGTGCGCCATCATTGCGGCTTGCATCATTGGTGCCTTGGGGTTTTGTCCCACCAATTGCTGAACTATGGGGTCCTGCACCATAGCCATGTGCACCTTGATATGCGCCTCGTGGTCTTGATAGAAAAACGCTTTCATTGGCTCTCCACGAAGGACTGCCATGTTTTCGGACACTGGGTCTTTTGGCTTCTCGTCGTCTGGCAACGGGATTAACTTGTCTGGGTTCTTAATGCCAAGAACCTCCAGCATCCTGCGGTGTAGTTGTGGTAAGTCGTAAATGTCCGGAGCCATCTGCGCCATCTGAATGACCGCTTGGTACTGCACGACACGCTGAGACATCGTGGCAGCATTTGGGTCGCTCACAGGAATAATGTCTACGTTCTCGTAGTCTTCGTGGCGCGCAGAACGACTGCCTTTATCTGGGTCAAAGTTGTATTCTGGCTCGGCGTTGTCACGGATGATGACCGCCAACAGTCCCAACTCTTGCTTGAACGTGTAGTGCAGACGGGCTTGTACCGCCGTCATAACTTTTAGCTGACGCTCTAGGAGAGCGAGCGTTGTACCCACAGGTGCCTGCGCAGACATGTCTGACACGTTCATGTCCGCAGTAGCCGCGAAGCGACGTCCCTCTTCCACGATCTTGTCAAGGAGTGCCGCTAGAACTGCACTTGGTTCTTTGTACGGCAGGGGGAGAATGTTCTCCCGTAATGCGCCTGAGCCAATATCTACGTCACGGAATTCTCCGGGTGCTATCGGCGTGTCATCACCCTTAATGCGAAGTCCACGAGACTTGAGGCCCCCGGGGAGGTTCGATAGTGTTCCCGCATCCACCAACTGACGCATGATGCTTGTGGCTGACTTTGCAAACCCCCCAATGAGGTGGAAGAGCCCGAAGCCGTAGGCTCCAAAGCCGGGGATGTACTGGTAGTGCACGAAGTGCTGGCGCTTGAGTCGATACTCATCGTCTTCTTTCCAATTACGGCGTATCGCCAGTATGTCGTTAGAGCCTTTGAGGATGGTGACCACGTACGGTAGAGCAATACCCGTTATCTCCCCGTCTTCATCCTTATCCTCGTAGCCTACTAAGTCCAAGTCTACGTGGCACTCGTACATGACGTAGCGGTCGTCGTTTAAGTCAGAGAACCCTGTCTCTTTGTCTTTGGCTTTCTTGATGTCGTCTTGCGACGCCTTCATCGGGTCTGGCAACTCAATGTCGCGGTAGAACCCAGCCTGTTGCAGTTTAAGAATCTCGTTCTTGGTCTTACGCATGACGTGCGTCACGCGATAACAAGTGTCCATGTCCGTTGCACCATAGGGCAGAATGATGTCCTCTGCTGGCACAAACATAGAAACTTGACGTCCAATGTTGGGGTCTTCGTAGACCTTCTTGAACGCTGAACCCGTAGCAGGCAGACTCCACAACATACGCTCTTGTTCTGGACGGAACTCTTTCATGACCTCCGTCAACTGGTAGTTCATGTCTTCCTCGACACGCTGCGCAGCTTCTTTTTTTTGCGGGGTTTCTTTACCAATAATTTTTGTACGCACGGGTCCCTGCGCAGGAAACATCTCCGTGATTGTCTCGCTTTGGAAACGCACCACAGCTTCTGTGATCATCGGGTGGAACACGCCAGACGCGCCGTTCCAAGGCTCCGTCCGCTCTTCGTACTGCAAGCCCAACAGTTTGAGTCCCTGCGTATACGCTTTCTCCCAGTCCTTGCGTGAGTTCTTGTCGTTCTCAATGTCTTCAACCAAGTCGCCCGAGAACGACTCCATCGCACTCTCGTCCATCTCCTCAGCCAAGTTGGCGTTGAAGTCATCGCCATCATCTTCACCCGGCTCGATGTGAATCTCTAAGTCACCTGCGCGGATGTTGACTTCTTCTGGATCAACGATCTCAATCTCGAAATCATCAGGCTGGTCTTGCGCCAAGTCTTCAATGCCTTGTGGCTGTGTGTATAGCGCTTTGTCGATATTGGTTGCCATGTTGGTCCTCAGTAGTAAGCGTGTTGCTTACGTTTAAAAATTATTGGCTCATCTTTCTCATCGCTGTCTAGCGATATGAACCCACCTTGTCTGAACCGCATCAGTGCTTGGGACGTAGTATCCACGAAGTCATCGTGCTCACCAACTGGGAACGCCGCAACCTCCTCGATCACCTCACGCGCCCAGCGCGTATCCGGTGCCCACACCATGCCTGACGCGAACAAGTCCGCAATCGCGTTCAATCGTACCATCTTGTCATTACCACGGCTAGGGTTTGTCTCCCACGCAGGGATGCCCATCGCTCTGAATTCTTGTATCAACGGTGCGCCAGCAGACTTCTTCTCCACGATGAACGCATCAGGCTCCCACTCTCTATAGTGTTTGAGTGCTGCGGCCTTTAATTCTGGGAAAGTCATGCGTTCTTTGAAGGCGTCGAGCAGGATGATCTGCGCTTTGTGGCCTTCTTCCTCGTTATAGAACACACCCCACGTTGTACACGCTGAGTAATCCGAATTCGTTTTGACTTCGTGCGCCGTATCCCAAGACTGGATGACGTAATCGCACGTTGGTGGCTCGTCTGACTCCCAAATTCTCCACATTTTGCGAGAAATAACCGCACTATTGTCCGAAGTGGGCTGCTGCATGTACTGCGCGTTCCAGTATCTTGGGTCGATACTGGCCTTGGTAGCTTTTAGTGCTGGGAGTGCCCACTGTTCTGGCCACAATGACTTCTCGTTCTCCGTGCCCTCGTTCAATATGGCTGGTAACTCCACGATTTCCCACGGTATCGACTCAGGATTCTTCGTTTGGTAGTCCAGCAGGCGTCCTGTGAGGTCTAGAAGGGACCAACGGGTCATGATCACGATGATCGCACCGCCCGGCATCAGACGCTGGAGAGGACCCGTCTGAAACCAAGACCATGCCGTGTCAAACGCTAGACGTGAGTTTACTTTAACGTCTTGTTCCGAATGCGGGTCATCAATAACGAATAGATCAGCGCCGCGCCCAGCAAGCGCTCCGCCGACACCCGCCGCGTAGTACTGTCCACCGGCAGACGTAGACCATTTTCCGGCGGCTTTTTGGTCGTCAGCCACATGCGTTGAGGGGAAGATTTCACGATACTCCTCCGTGTCGATCAAGTTACGAACTCTGCGTCCAAAGTCTTCAGACAAT